TAATGCTCTCGCTCTCTTCCGATCTGTGGCTTTTTCAAGGTAGGCAATCCCGCCTCCCTTTCCTCAAGTGCGCATTCCGCGCCACTCTCAAAAGGACCGCAAAATGCCGGCTCTTCAAACGCTGGTCCTCACGGACCGCAAGGCTACCCCAGTCAACCATACCTTCACTCCCACTTCGGGAGCGAGCGGTGTTGCTCAGCTGGCGGAAGCTACCGGTGTTCCCATTGGGGATAACCGGGTGACGATCTCCTCCTCGCGAACGAGCGGAGGCCGTTACAAGTCGACCTTGAAATTTTCGTTTCCGGTCGTCCAGACGCAGACGGTTAATGGGGTATCAAGCCCTGTTGTCGTCCGCACTGGTTACGCAGAGTTGACTTTCAATTTCGCTGACACCTCGACCGAGGCTGAGCGGAATGATATCGTCGGCATGGTTGCGAGCGCGCTCGCGACCACTAAGACGATCGTCAACGACACCGTCGTGAAGACCGAAGGGATCTGGTGATCCCTTCGCTTGCCCCTTTCAAGGGGGGCTAGCGAGGTGTTTCAATGCGCAATCGAGCTGACTCGGGTCTTATATTCCCGAGCTTAGTGGCAATATTATCCTTTCTGGCGTTCGCGTTAGTCGGGGTGATGTTCGCCTTCTTCCTCAGTTCAACAATGAACAGGAATCTGGACTATGGCGCAAAAGCGCACTCCGAAACGAGCTCTCACGTACTCGCAGAACGCGAACGTGAGACTCCCCGAGGGAACCCACTCCTTTATCGTGGAGTCAGTCAACAACCTCCCAAACGGGACGGTCAAGACTGAGTACCTAAAGAGTGAGTGGTTGAGTAAGTTTGTGTCATCCGACACCGATCCGAGCAACGTGCGGCGCCAGCGAGCCATCAACAAATGGCTTGCTACCGAGCGTCAAAACGAAGCGACGAACGACAGACTCTTGAACACACGCGAGGATTTCCAAATACTTCCACGCGTAGAGTTTGTGGACTTTCTCTCCTTCTTTCAAGGGGTTATCGAGGCGACAATCGGCTCCACCGTTCCGGAAGAGGCCCTCATCGGGGCTTTCTCTGGAGGAGCGTCAACAAGCCGTTCTCGTACCTCTAGCCATCCGGCTAAGAAGTACCTCGGAAAAGCGCACGTTACACAGGAATGTTCAAACTGGCTGGACACCCTCAGAGATGAGGTGCCTGGCTGGTCTTCGTTCTGGCCCGATGGGCTGGAGTTCGAAGTTGTTCCTGGGAATGTGTTGTTCACTGTCCCTAAGAAGACGGATATTGACCGATGTGCTTGTAAAGAGCCTGACGTTAATATGTTCCTCCAAAAGGGCGCTGGCCGTGTAATTCGGAAAGCGCTTCTTCGGAAGGGAATCAACCTCAACGATCAGTCAATAAATCGTGATCTGGCTCGCGCGGGCTCCATTGATGGCAAGCTTGCCACCATGGACTTGTCGAGTGCTAGTGACTCGGTTTCGTCTGTTTTCGTTCAGTTGGCTTTACCGCCGCTGTGGTTCTCCTTTCTAAACCAAATTCGGTGTCCGGTAACGGTCATCGATAACGAGGAACACGTCAATGAAATGTTCTCGTCGATGGGTAACGGTTTTACGTTCGAGCTTGAGAGTTTACTCTTTTGGGCTCTTGCGCGAACCGTCGCTTACTTTACGGGGACACGTGGTGTGATATCGGTGTATGGGGATGATCTAATCTTCCCATCAACGATGTTTCAGGATCTCGAGTATGTCCTGTCCTATATGGGCTTTTCGGTTAACACCGACAAGTCTTTTTGGACGGGAGGCTTCCGTGAATCCTGTGGCGGTCATTATGTGGATGGCCGTGACATCACGCCCTTCTACGTCAAGGAACCGATCGAACGCGTATCTGACCTGATTAAATTCGCAAACGCCCTTCGGCGTTGGTCAGTAGTTGCGGACGACTTTGGTATACTCGATCCCGACACTTATGAGCTTTGGCTCTGGTGCAAGGAGCGAGTCCCTCGACGGTTTTGGGGTGGCCATGATACTTCTTCTCGCTTTCAGCTCGTCAGCAATGACGTGCCACGCAGTGTGCTCCACCCGGTAACGGGGAAGACGCGCGCTGGAGCGGGAGGATACATCCATTGGCTTAATGCGACTACATTTCGAGACTCCTTAACTGAGTGCCTCGTGGGTAAATACTTTCACGAGGTGCCAGGAGAGGGCGTTGAGACTAGTCGTATACAATCTGTGGTCGATGCCTCCTTCATGGAAGCTCGCCGACTGCGGACGACAGTGAACCTCGACATCCCGCTCTACCCTGCAGAAACAGGGTCAGCGGTAGCGCCGAGTAT